TGAATTACCTGAACTTCCTAATTCACTTCAAACACTTTATTGTTGTAATAATCAATTAAGTGTATTACCTGAACTTCCTAATTCACTTCAATATTTATTCTGTGGAAATAATCAATTAAGTGTATTACCTGAACTTCCCAATTCACTTCAAACACTTGATTGTTGGAATAATCAATTAAGTGTATTACCTGAACTTCCTAATTCACTTAAAGAACTTTCTTGTGAAAAGAACCAATTAAGTGTATTACCAAATCTGTCTAATTCACTTCAAGCACTTTCTTGTGGAGGGAATAAATTAAATATATTACCAGAACTTCCAAATTCACTTCAAAAACTTTCTTGTAGATATAATCAATTAAGTGTATTACCTAAACTTCCAGATTTACTTCAAGAACTTTATTGTTCTAATAATAATTTAAGTGTATTACCAAAACTTCCCAATTCACTTCAATATCTTTCGTTTGAAAGGAATCAATTAATAAAAAAAATAAAATATAAATATGTATATAAAGTATTTTTAACATAAATAATCAAATCCAGATAAATTTAATAAATTTGATATTTCATCTGGAATAAGTTTATTTTTATTTCTTTTTGGTAAATTTTTCGATTTAGATACTTTCCATAATATTGATGGTTTATTAAATTTTGAAATTAATATTTGGTTTGGATAATTTTTACACCAATAATCGATTTCAATCTTTGGTGGATATCCTAATATTTCAAATGCTCTATCAGAAACATATTCAAATTGTACATCATTTATCCATTTATCTCTAAAATCCCATAATTTATTTTTATAAAAATCAATATGTTTTTCAAAAATTTTTTTTGATAATCTTGTTAATCTATTTTCTATAGTTTGTTTTGATATTGTATTATCATGTTCATCCAATAATGGTTTAGAATAATTCCCACTTAAATGATTAAATACTAATATTTTTTTATTACCATTACGTTTTATTAAAATTTCCCCTCCAAAAATTATTGGAAACTTATCTTCCAGTAAATAATGTTTTGCTAAGAATCCAAAAGAATTAAATGCTTCTATTATATCAACTTCACCATTATTATTTATAACATAATACCATACAGAAGAGACCATTTTATTTTCACTTTCTAAAAATAATCCAATTGGTAGTGTTGGTAATAAGACATTACGATATATTTTACGTTGAATATATTTGTCTTTAATATCTTTTAATCTTGTTTGATGAATCACTAATTTTTGTTGATTATTTGGATAACTTTTATCTTTAATAATTGATGTACCAATTATATATTCATCATTATCTTCAATATCATTTATTTTTCGTGATGGTATTTTATAATAATTTATTAAATTCTTTATTTCACTTCTTAAACTATAATTTGCTTTAGCAGGAGGATAATATTTATAAAACATTGACATTTATAATTAATATAGATAATATAATTACTATAATATAATTGTCATTTTAGTAATGAATATGTTTTGAAAAATTGATTTAATTAATATATTAATTATTTATTTTTACTAAATACTAATTATATAATAAATATTAACAATATGATTAATAACCAAATGGAATCATCAGATGATACAATTAAAAATATGATTAATAGACAAATAGAACAATCAGATGCTACAATTAAAAAAATGACTACAAATGATATATTAAATTATAAAAGATATCATAAACTTATTATTGATTATTTAGAAAGCAAGTATCAAATAGTATTTTCTGAAAATAATAATTTTATACATAAACTTAAAATTAAATTTACAGAACCAAAATATGGTTATGACGGTATTTATGTAATTTTAACTCCATCATGTGTTGTTTACATTGGTATTATTAATTTTGAAGATCCATCATTTCAAGCTTGGAATTTCGAAACATTCCAAAACTTTTTAACTTTTTAATTGATTTTTTATCTTTTATCTTTTTTATCTTATAAAGATATTAAATAATCATTACACTATATGACATCAAAATCTATTCATAATAGTCTATCAACAAAAACAAAAACAAAAACAAAAACAAAGACAAAAACAACTATATCAAAATTTAAAAATAAAAAAGGTTTTTACAACAAACTTTTAGAACTTGATTCAGGAAAAATAAAATCATATCATTATCAATATTTATTCACACATTATCCACAATGGTGTTGTAAAATAAATATTCAACCAACATTCACAGATATAAAACCATATCAATGGTTAAATCTTAATACGAGATTACAAATATTATATAAAGATTTTATTGACCTTGATTTTTATCAAAAACAAGAAATAAAAATAAATCAATTATCAAAAAACAAACCGTTACAAATTAATTTGGAAGGTGATTTATATCTAGACCAATTATTATTGGATTTTATTAAAACAAAACCAAATTGTCGTATTATTACTGTATTTCCAAAAACTGACAAAAATGACTTTAATAAATTAGCATCATTTATTAAAAATACTTATACATTATATGGATATAAAGAAATTAAATTAAGTGGAAAAGCTGTAATGAATTTATTATATCAACTTGAATCAATTGAACCATCAAAAATTACATATTCTGATTTTCTAAAATCTATAGAAAATTTAGGATGGAAAAATATCGAAGAAGAGCAACGAATACGTATTCTAGTTATTGAACTTAAAAAAATGAATGATATTAATTCATTAATTAGGGAGATAGATAATTTAATTCCATCATATCATTTAACAAAATATTTTATTCAAAGTATTGAAACAGCACAAATCTATTTTAATCAAAATTCAATTGATTTTCTTGAACGTCAAGATTTAAAACGTCATCTTGGAATTTCATTTCGTAAATGTAGAACATTTCTTAATAGTTTTAAAAAATGGTTATCACTAAATTGTTCGTTGATTGATAAGGACAGATTTCTTGTTTTATCAGGTTGTATGCTTTATACTCATGGTTTAAGAAGTTGTTCTGATTTAGATATGTTTATTTCTCCTTATCCGTCTCCAATGGATTCTGAGTTATCTAATAAAATTGAAAAATATTTAATTAATGATAATAAAAAATTCCCATTTATTGATGCTTATAGTCCAAATTTAAAATGGCTTGATTTTTGGGGTGAATGGCATCCAAAATGGGCGAATGATTTTGGTGCTAAAAATATGTTAGAAACTATTCATAATCCACAATATCATTTTTATTTTATGGGTGTTAAATTTATTATACTTGAAGCTGAAATTAGTCGTAGAAATCTTCGTAGCCGTCCAAGTGCGATTGCTGATTTAATTATGATTGACAAATTAATGAATATTAAAGTAAATATAAATCCAATAGAAACACAAATTGTAAAAGATAATAAAATTATTAAATATCCACGTAAATATTTTGCTAGTTTTGTTAAATCATATTTATGGAAAAAATATCATTATATTATGTCAATAGATGAAATCAATAAATATATACATTTTATATCATCATCTAAAATAGAAAATATAGTTTAATCTAATGGCAACATAATAAATGGTCTCCCTGTTAATCTTTCAAATTCTTTCTTTTTTTCTTCAAATAAAATTTGTTTTTTCAAAGCTTCTGTAATATCTATTGATTGTGTATCTTTTTCATTATCATGTTCATATGCTTTTAAATTATCTGAAAAAATAAAATTATCACGACGAATAAAATTATATAATTCAATTAATGATTTATCATCTAAAAAAATATATCTATTTGTTAATTGATATATTTGGTCATTATATATATGATATATTTTCTCCAATCTATCTGTTTTTCCAGTTCGTTGCCATCCTGAATTTGTTTTTTCATTATGTGTTCTTAAATTAGTATCAGTTGTTATTATTGGAAACATATCACTTGGTAAATCAATACCTAAATCTCTAATTTGGTCTTTACATTTCTCTTTAATAAGTTTTGAAAATTCCTTTTTGAAAAACCTTATTCCTGCATCTCTTGATTTTAATAATCTATTCGCATCATCTAATGTTAACCTATATTTATCTTGAATACCATCTATAAATGTTTGTATTGGTATCATTTGTGAAAAATTCTGATTCAAATAAGTTATATTAATCTTCATATTATTTTGATTATAATCACCAGCGACCGAAACATTATTTATAGTTTTATAATGTGAATTATCAACATTATTACTATTCATATATGTCTGTTTATTTGTATTATGACTATTATTAGCTATATTATTACTATTTTTATTTATCTTCTTTATCTTATTTATCTTGTTTGAAATAATCTTAATATCTTCATCTTCATAATCATCATCTTCATCATCTTCTTCATCATTCATATTGAAATTATATATATTGTGTTTTGTTTTCATATGTCTCCTATATGAACGAACATATGAAAATGATTTATTACATTCATAACAATAATTTTCATTAACAATTTTATTTTGTAAATAATTAACTATTTCATTTTTAGTAATGTTTTTAATTAAATCAAACGAAGCATTTTTATTTGGGTTCTTAACTACCGATTCATTATTATAAAATATACCATTATATAAAATATTGAGTGTTTTTTTGTCAATTTTGTTTAATATGTTAATATGTTTAATTGTCCTAATATGTTTATTATAATTTGATTTTGAATCTGTTGAATGATTACAAGGTTGACAAATAAATAATTTCATTTTATTAAATTTTTCCTTGAATTTTTTATTATATTACCTAAATATTTTAATTTAATACTTTGATTTATTTACACTATTAATTTTTATTTCAATATCATATCATCGTCAATTTGATTTATCAAAATTATTCTTTATTTTGAGGCAAATTCGAAATTTCAAAAAATTCTTCAAAAAATCATAAAATTCATCAAAAAAAATTTATAAAAAATCATCAAAAAATTTATAAAAAAAACATCAAAAAACTTCAAAAAAAACTTCAAAAAAAAACATCAAAAAACATCAAAAAAACTTCAAAAAAAACCTTCAAAAAAACATCTTTTTTGACATATTTTGAAATATCATTTTTTTAGGTATTTTTTACCCATATAATTATAGACAGATTTGATGGATTTTATAGTAATTTTATCACCCATTTTTATAAACCTGTATAGGGAAAAAACCCCCTTCGGATACAGAGACAAAATGACGTCATTTTTGGTGCTATTTACGACCACCCCCAAATATAGTTAAAATATATCATAAATATAGTAAATTAATCAAATGAGTCCAAAAAAATGACGTCATTTTATACGAAAAAATAAATGGTGCGGTGCTAATATAACTTTTAAAAGGAAAAAATCAAAGGTTCTTAAAAAGTACCTGAAATAAAAATAAATACAAAATATATAATGATATATATAAATAAAATATATATCAATAATAAAAAAACTCATGTCTCCTCAAAAAACCGCTTTTTTTCAAAAATGAGGTCATTTTCGGTGCTATTTCGGTGCTAAACGGTGCTACCCCCAGAAAATAGTATAAAACCTATCAAAACCCCCTATAAAAGGGGTCAAAAACCTTAAAAAAAAGTACTATTCAATTTCCCTATAAAAAGGGGGGTATCTAGTATACGACACCCCTATTTTCCCTACAGTCGTCCTTAGTATTTATTTTTTCGAATGTCGTCGTTTTTTGAGTCAAATTCCCTATAAAAGGGGGTGGTTTTTTGAGTTTCGGTGAAAGGTATTGTAGGGAAAAAAGACCATTTTATAGGAAATGGCTTACAAAAGTACTAACCTGAGATTTTAGGGGGTGATTTCGAAAAAATAAACGTATAGGGAAAAATAGATGGTTTTATAGAGAAAATTTTTGAATTTTTTTAAAGTCCACAAAACTTATCACGACTCTCATTTTTTGAGAGTCGTGATAATTTTTGAGCCCAAAATTTTGGGGACTTTTTTTTCTTTTTTTTTTATTCTTCTTGGAGGTCATTTTACTATACTTTCCATCTTTTTTCTCTATAAACCATTAATATCATTTTTTTAATGTTTTCCAATTTTTTATTAAAAAGTTAAAACCACCCAACTTCATAGGGTTAAACCACCATTTTAATAGTATTTTCCGCCAAATGAACCTTAAAAATGACATCATTTAAATTGTGATACTCTAGATTATAGATGTATTTAATACATTTTATACTAAATCTTCATAAATTAATAAAAAAAATAATATAACATATATATACTTAATATATAATGAAAAATGATGGTTTTTATAGTAAATTATTGTTTCGTAATATTCTTTAAAAAACTTTCCATTCTTGGATTTTTTTGATACCCTTAAATTATAGGGATTTTAATATGTATGTATACTAAACACCCTTATTTTATTTATTGTATATATATTTTATAGGGGAAAACCACCATTTATATAGTAAATATTAATTTTAAATTTTAAAGCTGTTTTAAAATATGATTATATGAAAATATATGGAAAATAATATGAATTTATAGTATTTTCATTTTTGACGTCATGATAAAAAAAACTTTCCAAAATCCATTTTTAGTGATACACCCCAAATATAGGACTTTTAACACCAATGTATACTAAATAGCCTTTTTCATTAATGATTATACTTAAAATATAGGTTAAAAATATCATTTTAATAGTATTTTTTCAACTTTTTAGTATATTGAATTATTTTAATGTTAGGTTTTAAATTATAATGAGTTTTAGATAATTTTATAGTAAGTACATGTTAATCATTATTATTAAAAAAAGTTTCCAATCGCCATTTTTATGATACCCCTATTTTATAGTGGTTTTTAATATGTCATATACTAAATTAATTTTAATTATGTATTTAGATGGAATTATATAGGGTAATTACATCATTTTAATAGTAATTTTTAAACTTTTATAAATAAAAATTTATAATTGAATAATGAACCTGTTTATAGCTGTTTTAATATGATTTTATACTATTTTATTTTTATGTATTATTCTTTAAAAAAGTTTCCAAACTATCATTTTCTAGATACCCCATCATTATACAGGTTTTAATACTATCGTATAGTAAATAACATATTTTAGGGTTAAAATATAGGTAAAAAACATCATTTTAATAGTAATTAGGTAATATAATTCACAAATCTATTTTTCCATATTATATAATACAAACATAGGATAAAAATATAGTTTTAATAGTATTTTAAAAAATACATTGATTATATAAAAAAGTTTCCAGAATGACTTTTTAACATATGTATAGGTGAAATATAGTATATTTTAATGGTTTATATAGTAATTTAATATATGATAATTTATGTTTTTCATTCTTTAAAAAAGTTTCCAAAAGATTTGGATATATGTTTATAGTGTTTTTATGGTATGTATATACTATATTACATGTTTTTATAAATTGAAAAAATAAGGGAAAAAAAGTCTAAAATGTTTCTGAAGTGTTTTCTTCTAATAATTCAATACGGATATCGAATTCTTCATTTTTGTCAGTTTGTTTTGTAATATGTTCCTGTAGTGATTTAATTATATTTGATTGTGTTATAATTTTTTGATTTAATTCATTAAATTTATTATTAGAAACTCTTATCAATTCAACAAGTGTTTTTTCTAATATATCAAGCCTCTTTTGATTATTATCATTATTATCATTATTATTGTTATTATTGATATTATTATTATTATTGATATTATCGTTATTATTATTGTTATTATGATTTTTATTGTTATTTTTAATTGTGATATGTTTAGTTGTTTGACAGTGTTTTATATAACTAGCCTTCTTATCTGTTTGGTAATTACATAATTTACAAAAATATGAACCATTTTCCATAATAATTATAAATATAATAGATATTTGATTTATATTAATTTAGATAAATTTAATTTAACAATATTAAGATAATTAATATTAAAGTATCAAAATGTCGTATAATTATTTAGTTGGTGTTGAAAATGAAAATAATATGATATCATATTTATTTGAGAGGCAATATTTGAGAGAATTTCTAGATAAAAATAATAATAATAGGTTTCAGAATATATTTGAAAAAGTAAATTTTGAAGAAATAGTTAAAGAATTTGAACAATCAATTTCTAGATGGAAAATTAACCAATCATCAATTATTAATTTAGGAATATATTTTGAATTTATTGTTGATAGGCAAATTTTATATTTACCTGAAATAATACATCGATACAAATTGAAGAAAGAATATACACCATCACAAGCATTAGATTATTTTATGAACAATGAAATAATTATTGATATTAACATGGCATTTATAATTTTAATATTATGTGTAATTAGGAAATTTTGGGGTGATGACCAGTTTAATAAATTAGCTCCTATATTTATTTTACAGTCTGACAAATTTGAAAATTTACCATTATTTAAAATATTATTTAGAACTAAAAAATATGGTCAATTAAAACCATGTGACACAAATCATCAAAAACATGAAATAAATAAAATGTCAATTGGAACATATTGTTCAATAACAAGTTCAATTGGATTGTATCAAAATATAATAGCAAAGAATAATTTTAATAAGATTGACATTAATAAAATAATGAGCCAATCTATATATATAGGTAATGGAAACTTTATAGGATTTTGGAATGATAATAATATAAAATGTCAAATAAGAAAGTTCGATGAAATTATTGAAAATTTAACAATTGATGGTAAGAGAACACTTTTAGAAAATATCAAAAATGAAACTGAATTTTATAAACATCAATATATAATTTATAATTTAGACATTGAGGATGGATTTAATCATTATTATAAATTTAATAAATTAGATAATGATAAAATAACACAGAAAATTTCAGAAATAAATATTATTGAACAGGAAAATAACTCAAAAATATCGATTATCCATAATCATTTTTTACCGATTGGGATATCTGGATTTTCAGATTTATATTTTGATACACAATTTTTCGAAAATAACAATTATCAAGAATTTTTAATTGAACAAAGTCATTATCGTGATTGTATATCGGCATTACTTTTAGCATATCAAAAAGGAAAATTAATATTTAATGAAATTTTGGATACATACACGAATATAATAAATTTACAGAAAGAATATCCTATTTTTGCGATGACAGACACACAAAGACATATAGTATTTAATTTAATTGGATGGGATGATATATATCCAAAATCTGATATAGTTGTTCAAAATGTTCATAAAAATCAATTTGTAAATTTTCCAACATCAATAACATATCCAGATTTGTTATCTCAAGATAATAATAATAAATATCCGATAATATATTATAAT